AACCATGCGTTGGAATCTTTGTGGTGTTAAAGATTCGGCTAATAGGTTTACTATTAACCAAGCTGCTCAAAATATTACTGCTCCAACTTTGGGTGGTACGCAAATGATCGATACTGAAGATGCTGAGATTAATGTTATTGTTTTGGATCAATAGTTTGTTAATAAATTTTGATTATCGAAGATGCAGCATGAGTTTTGCGGAGCAAAACGTCACTTTAGTGATGCTGCCCTCTGAGAAGACTATATGCCCACGGCAGTGTAAAGGCGTTATTATATTTGCCCCGCAGGGCCATGACTCTAAGCGACCAGTAAAAACCAAGAAATGTGGCTCAGCATGATCCTTCGTTTCTACTATTACTTACTGGTCGCAGAGTCTCAACGTCTCACACTTATATTAAAAAAGTCATGTGAACCCCCCCGTTGTCTGGGTTCCTGTCACGGGGACACTCAGCCTGCGGGATGAGTTTAACCGATTCCTCTATAAAAGCGCAGCCAAAGTGAGTCTTTTATATGGAATGGCAGGGACAGGAACAGCAATCACCGCAGAGATCAGACAAGCTCGATACTGGATGCTTACAATCCCCCAAGCCGACTTTGTTCCCTATCTCGCCACGGGAGTCGCTCATTTGGAAGGACAACTCGAGCGAGGAGCCGGAGGATACATCCATTGGCAGCTCGTTGCCACGTTCTCGCGGAAGGTATCCCGTCGTCAAGTTACCGAGTTGTTCCCCACCGCGCACTCCGAGCCCACTCGATCGTCCGCCGCCCGAGCCTACGTCTTTAAAGAAGAAACGTCCATCAAAGATACGTACTTCCAGCTTGGAGAATTGCCCATCCGACGGAATAACAAGCAAGACTGGGATTTCATCTTTGCATCAGCAGTCGCCGGCAACTTCGATGTTATTCCTGCGCAGATACGTTTTCAATCTTACCGGACTATCAGAGCAATTAGTTCGGATCATCAGACACCAGTTGGAATGGTCCGAACTAGCAACGTTTTCTGGGGTCCAACTGGTTCAGGGAAGTCGCGGAGAGCTTGGGAAGAAGCCGGATTGGACGCTTATAGTAAAGATCCCCGCACCAAGTTCTGGGATGGTTACACTGGTCAAGAAAATGTTGTTATCGATGAATTTCGAGGAAGCATCGACATCTCGCACGTGCTCCGATGGCTTGATCGATATCCAGTCCGGGTGGAAATTAAAGGTAGTTCGGTGTGCTTATGTGCCAAGAAGTTCTGGTTCACATCGAATTTACCACCCCGACTTTGGTATCCTGAACTCGACGGACAAACCTTTGATGCGCTCAACCGACGACTTATTGTAGAGGAATTCTTCTGAATAAAGTTACCAAAATATGGCTAAACGCAAACGTTCTGCATTCTCTTCTCGCCGTACTCCTCGTGGTGTCCGTAGTCGTTCATCAAATCCTGCAACAAAGCGTAGCAAGAGCCGTCGTTTTGGTAGTACTCGTAGTTCTAAAACTATTCCTGGTGTTCGTACTAGTTCTAAGTTCCTTCAATCAGCCCGGAAATTTAGAGTTGATGAACAGCATTCTGCAATTGGAGGGCAGCGCTTGACTTTAGTTGTTCATCCTAAGCCTTTAAGAGGTAAATCTCTTGGAACTATGCATTATACACAACAATTTAGGGGTCTTATTGGTAATAGTCAATTTTTGTATGATGCAACTGGTCCTCAAATAGCTGGTCTACAAGCTGTTACTACGGATGTTTTTATGGTTAATACTATTTCTCAATTTTTGGCATCTACTGGAAATGGTTATGAATCAGGTCAAGCTTTTTATGAGTTGTTTTCTATGAACCCTAATCAAAATACTACAGGTGGTGTTCTTTTTCCTCCTGTTACGGATCCGGCTAATGATCGGATTGCTATCAAAAATGTGAATATTGATATGCAGTTGACAAATTTTACTAGTGCAGCTGTTACAGTTGATCTTTATTTCCTGCAAGCTAAGGTTCATACAACTGAGACTCCTACTGAGGTTTGGCGAAGTTTGTTAGTTAGAGAACAAATGGGTACTAGTGATATTGGTATCCCAGTTGCTTCTACTGGTACTCGTAATGATGACGCTGGTGCTATGATACCTGAGTATTTTGGGGCTAGTCCTGAGCAAGTTCCAGCGTGGTCTAAGTTTTTTAAGATTATGAAGAAACGAGTAATCCAGCTTGCAGGTGGTGCAACTCAAAAGGTTGGTGTTACTGTTGTTGTAAATCATGTTTTTGCTAAGGAGGAAATTTCAGAGTTAAATATTGATGCAGTTGAAATTATGGCAAAAGAAACTGTTATTTGTATGGCTATTGCAAGAGGTCAAGTTATTAATGATAAAACTGTTACTGCAGATTTAGTTACATCTTTTCCTACAACTGCTCCTGTTGAAGTTGGTTTAGTGGGAACCATGCGTTGGAATCTTTGTGGTGTTAAAGATTCGGCTAATAGGTTTACTATTAACCAAGCTGCTCAAAATATTACTGCTCCAACTTTGGGTGGTACGCAAATGATCGATACTGAAGAT